TTTAGAATTTTAAGAGATGTGCCTATTGATGCATATAAAAAACAAAAAATTGGTAATTTAGTAACTGGTCAAACAACAATAAATGTTCCTGCAAAAACTTTATTTGTAAAAGGTGTTCAAGTTTATGAATCTACATCAGCAGCTACAGGAGCTAATACTTGGTTAGAAAAAAAAGATGAAACTTATTTACAAGAATATATTCCAGCTGAAACTTCAACAGGAACACCTAAATATTATGCTATGTTTGGTGGTGCTACAGGCGTCTCAGACACAACGTCAGGCCGTTTAATGCTAGCTCCGGCACCTAGTAGTACATTTAAGTTTAAAATACATTATGAGGCCATCCCTGATGGATTATCTAGCTCAAATACAACGACTTATATAAGTCAGTACTTTCCAAATGGCTTATTATATGCATGTCTAGTAGAGGCATATGGATATTTAAAAGGTCCAATAGATATGTTGACACTATACGAAAATAAGTATAAACAAGAACTAGAGAAGTTTGCTGCAGAGCAACTTGGTAGACGTAAGAGAGACGACTATACTGACGGAACTGTTCGTATACCAATACCTTCAGCTAAACAATAGGAGTAAAATATGGCAATTACATCAGCAGTTTGTAACAGTTTCAAACAAGAGATTTTACAAGGTGAACACAATTTTACAGCATCATCAGGTGATACTTTTAACTTAGCTTTATATACAAGTTCAGCTTCACTTGGTGCAAGTACAACTGCGTACACAACATCAAATGAAGTATCAGGAACTGGATACACAGCAAAAGGAAATGCACTTACAAGTGTAACTCCCACTTTAGATTCATCAACAGCCGTTTGTGATTTTGCTGATACAAGTTTTACTTCAGCATCTTTCACAGCAAGAGGATGTTTAATTTTTAATGACTCACATTCTTCAGATGCAGCAGTTTGCGTAATAGACTTTGGTGCAGACAAAACTGTGACAAGCGGAACTTTTACAATTCAATTTCCAACAGCTGACGCATCTAACGCAATACTTCGTATAGCATAAGGGGTAACGCGGTATGTCCGTTACTAGAACCTTTACAGTAACGGTGGTTAGCACCGGTTCAGGAAATAAATATTTTATTGATGGAGTACAAACCCCTACTTTAGAATTAGTTGAAGGTGCAACTTTTAGATTTGATCAATCTGACTATACAAACGCTACACATCCTTTAAGATTTGCAACAGCTGCAGATGCTGCAGGTGGAACACAATACACAACCAACGTAACTACAAATGGAACTCCAGGATCGTCTGGAGCCTACACACAAATTGAAGTAGCTTCTGGAGCCCCAACTCTTTATTATTATTGTACAAACCACGGTGGTATGGGTGGACAGGCAAACACACCTAATTCTGATTTTTGGGGAGCAGGAAATTGGAGTGCAAATCGTTGGGGAATTGAAGAAGCATTTGCTGTAGGTTGGGGCGCACAATCATGGGACGATGGTGAATGGGGAAACCTTGCTGATGTTGATATTACACTTACCGGACTTTCTTCTACTTCATCATTAGGTTCACCTACAATCACTGCAGAAATTAATACAGGTTGGGGTCAAGATGGTTGGGGTGTTGAAAATTGGGGTGAATCTGGACAAACAGTTGTAATAGTTTCTGGTGTTGAAGCAACTACAGGCAGTGGAGAAGATATAAGTTGGGGTAAACAAACTTGGGATTCTGCAACAACTAATTGGGGTGGCAATGAATATTTATTAGTACCAGAAGATGTAATGGGTCTAACTGGATTAGGTTCAACATCATCTGTTGGATCACCAACAGTTATTTCTAATGCTACATTTAGTTTAACAGGTCAAAGTTCTACTTCTTCAGTTGGATCAATTGATCTTGATGCTCAAACAATGGGTGTAACTGGATTAAGTTCTACGTCTTCTGTAGGTGCAATTGCACCAGCTGATGTAATGGGATTATCTGGTTTTGGAACCACGTCGTCTTTAGGTTCGATTACGACTACTGGTGGAACTCTTGTTAATTTAGATGGACAATCAGCAACAGCTTCTGTTGGATCAATATCACCTGCAGATGTAATGGGTGTAACTGGTGTTTCTTCAACAGTAAGTCTTGGCACTGTAAGCACTACATCAAATCCTCTTGTTATACCAACAGGTCAATCAGCAACAGTTTCTATAGCTGCATTTGGCACTTCTTCAGGCTTTGGAATTCAAGCATATTCAAACGTTGACACAGGCTCAAATTCATCGTATACAGATGTTGCAACTGGATCAAATACAAGTTATACTGACGCTGCATAGGAGATAAAATTATGGCATCAACATACACACCTTTAGGAGTTGAACTTCAAGCAACTGGTGAAAACGCAGGAACTTGGGGGACGAAGACTAATACTAATTTACAAATCTTAGAACAAATTTCTGGTGGATACACAACACAATCAATAGCTGGTGGGGCACAGACTACAGCATTATCTGTATCTGATGGAGCAACAGGAGCAACTTTATCTCACAGAATGATTGAGTTCACAGGAACTATTACAGGAAATCAAATTGTAACTATTCCTTTAGATGTTCAAACTTTTTATTTTTTAAGAAATTCAACATCAGGTGCTTATACAGTACAGTTTAAATATGCATCAGGATCAGGAGACTCGTTTACGTTTTCTGCAACTGATAAAGGTGATCAACTTGTATTTGCTACAGCAAACGATGGAACTAATCCAGACATAGATACTTTAAGTTTTGGTGATGTAACTCTTGATGGAACACAGACTTTAACAAACAAAACTTTAACTTCACCTAAAATTGGAACTGCAATTTTAGATACTAACGGAAATGAATTAGTTAATCTTACTGCAACAGGCTCAGCTGTTAATGAAATTACATTAGCAAACGCTGCTACAGGTAACGCACCTACTATTACTGCTTCTGGTGAAACAAACGTAAGTCTTAACCTTGTTCCAAAAGGAACAGGTACTTTACAAGGTAATGGTTCAGCTTTAAAAATTGCAGGAAAAGAAACTATGTGGGTTCCAGCTTCAGCTATGTATGGAGCAACAACAAATGGAGCAGACGCACAACAAGTTGAAACAACAGCAACAAGACCTGATATGAAAGTATTAGATTTTGATGCAAGTACAGATGAGTTTGCACAATTTTCTGTTGCCTTTCCAAAATCTTGGAATGAAGGCACAATAACTTATCAAGTATATTGGACACCAGGTTCTACAAATACAGGAAACTGTATTTTTGGATTACAAGGAGTTGCATGTGCAGATAGTGATACGATTGATGTTGCTTATGGAACAGCAGTAACCGTTACAGATGCTGGAATAGGAACAGTTGAAGATCAACAAATCACATCTGAAAGTGGAGCAGTTACTATTGCGGGATCACCTGCAGCAGGCGAGTTAACTTATTTTCAATTATTTAGAGACGCGAATGACGGTAGTGATACTTTTTCAGCCGATGCAAGAGTGCTCGGAGTTAAAATATTCTTTACTACAGACGCTGCTAACGACGCATAAGGAGTTTAGAATATGAAAAAGATAGATACACCTTTAGTATTTGAAGGCAAAGGAAGTAAGAATAAATTACCAAGTAGAGGCAAAATGTTTGGCTATCAAGTCTTAGGATTTGGTGCTGGTGGAGATAGTGTTGGTCCACCAATAGATGTTGATTATTTAGTTGTTGCAGGTGGAGGATCTGGGGGATCTTCTTCAGGCGGAGGCGGAGCAGGAGGATATAGAACATCTTTTCCTGGAGGAACAAAAATTACAATCGACTCTGGATCTACTTACACCGTAGGAGCCGCAGGAAGTTGGGATGCACCAAACGGATGGAGTACTTCTGGTGGAGATTCAAATGCAGGGCCTATTTCATCAACTGGAGGCGGCGGTGGAGCATCTATACCATCAAGTCATCCAGATAATACTCCAACAAGATATAATGGTGGTGGAGCTGGAGTAAATGGAGGATCTGGAGGCGGTGGTGGACACCGAGGAACTAGTGCATCTACTGGAAATTTAGGAGGTTACTCACCAGGAGAAGGAAGTTCTGGTGGAACGCCCGGTGATAACGGATACGCTGGCGGAGGCGGAGGTGGCATCGGTGGTGCTGGAGGAAACGGAAATGCTTCAGGACCAAACTCAGATGGTGGACCAGGCGGAAGTGGTACAACAAATAATATTTCAGGATCACCTGTAGGTTATTCTGCTGGTGGCGGAGGAGGCCCATGGACTACTGGAAGAAGTCCAGGATCTGGAGGATCACCAGGAGGTGGAAGTGGAGCTCCTTTTCCAAATGGAACTGGAGGAAATGCAACTACCAAAGGTTCAGGTGGTGGTGCTGCAGGAGTAATTAACAATACACCTAAAACAGGTGGAGAAGGTGCTGCAGGTCAAATTGTTTTGAAAATGCCTGCTGCTCAAACTTATACAATTGCTCCAGGATCAAATACAATTACTGATCATCCTGGTGGAGATAAAATTGCAACATTTAATGTAACAGGAACTTTGGACTGGTAATGAGTAAAATTTTTGCACAATTAGATGAAAACAAGGTTGTCATTAATATATTAGAATGTGATGACGACGAAACATATAAAACTATATCGACCAAAACAAAGTCAGATTGCGTTGAAGCTGATAAAGGTGTTGCAAAAGGTTATACTTGGCAACCTGAAAATAATAGATTTATTGGTCGTCAACCTTATGATGATTGGACATTAAATGATGAAACTGGAAAATGGGAATGTCCTGTAGCAGAACCTTCATCAAGTAACTACACAGATTCAGAAGGTGTAACAACTGATTTAAAACCATGGCTTTTAGATTGGAACCCTGATTTAAATAGATGGGAATGCATGTCTCCAAGTTTATCAGAAGAACAAATACCTAGTAATTTTTATTGGAATCCTTCTAATTCTACTTGGAATCTTATTTCATAACTCTAGACTTATTTTATAAATAATGTATAGCTTGCATATAAAGAAATGCAGCTAGAATTTGATTATTGGTACTTTAAGGAAACACTACCTAAATTGTTGTGTCGAGATATAATTAATTTTGCAAAATCTAAAAACGATACACAATTTGCTATCGTAGCAGGTGTTAAAGGTGTTGATAAAAATAGTAAAAAATTAAATAAAAGACAAAAAGAAAAAACATTAAAAACTAGAAATTCAAAAGTTGTCTGGTTAAAGGAGCCATGGATTATTAGTAAAATATTACCTTTTATGAAAACTGCAAATAAAAATGCAGGGTGGAATTTTTTTATTGAGGACTGTGAAGCTGTGCAGTTTACAATATACGAAAAAGGACAATATTATGGTTGGCATTCAGATTGTGGCATTAAAACGGATGAAGATGGTAAGATTAGAAAACTGTCTGCTTCTATTTTATTAAACGATTCCTCTGAATTTGAGGGAGGTGAATTAGAATTCTGTCATTACACAAAACCTAATCAAGAACACATGGTTTTAAGCACTAAAAAAAATTTAACTACTGCAGGCTCTATGGTTGTTTTTCCTTCATTTGTTTTTCATAGAGTTAAACCAGTTACGAAAGGAGTGAGATATTCATTAGTTGTATGGCTAAGAGGTTTCCCATTAAAATAATAAAAAACTTTTTAAGTAAAGAACAGCATTTATTTATAGCAGATAAATTTAATGAACTGCCTTGGTTTTTTAATTCTGAAAATTATAAAATAAAACCCGATAATAATTTTATGTTTAATCATTCATTTTTATATGAAGGTCAATCGACCAGTAATTATTATGATGCTTTAATATTACCAATTGTTTTAAAATTAAAAAGTGTAATAAAGTTTGAAAATTTAATAAGGGTTAAAGGTAATTTATATACAAATCAAAATAAATTTATTGAACATGTTTCTCATAAAGATATTGAGAATACTTCTGATGATTATATAATTGGAATATATCATATTAATACCTGTAATGGTTATACAAAAGTGGGAAATAAAAAAATAATATCATTAGAAAATCAAATGATATTATTTGACAATAAAGAAAAACACTGTGGTTCTGTTCAAACAGATACACAAAGAAGAATGTTAATTAATTTTATAATACAATGAGTTTTAATAAAAAAGGATATCAATTAATTAAAAAAGTTATACCTCAAGATATGGCTAAACTTGCCAATAATTATTTATTAATAAAACAACAAGTTCTTGACACTTTATTAAAAAATAAAGTGATAAGTCCTTATCAACAAGACTATGGTATAAATAACGACACACAAGTCATAGGAGCTTTTTCAATTTATGGAGATGCTTTAATGGATTGTTTTTTATTAAAACTACATCAAAAAGTAGAAAAAGTTGTGGGAGTAAAACTTTTTCCAACATATTCTTATGCACGTGTTTACATAAAAGGAAATGAATTAAAAATACATAAAGATAGACATGAATGTAAATTTTCAACTACTCTTAATTTAGGCGGAGACAACTGGCCAATTTACATGGGTGACACGCCTATAACTTTAAGCCCTGGTGATATGGTTGTTTATAGAGGATGCGATATAAAACATTACAGAAAACCTTTTACAGGTGATTATTGTACTCAAGTTTTTTTGCATTATGTAGATGAGAATCTTAAAGAAAAAGTATTAGATGGTCGACCACATGTTGGTTTAGGTAGATATGATGGCTTGAAAGAAGGAATGGATTATGACTACAATAAATAATTTATTTCCTATTCCTGTTTTAAGCGCAGAATTAGGAAGGGACTTTACTAAAAAAGAAATTAATTTTGTAAAAGATACATTTAATAAATGTCGTAAAAATCAAGGTAATCAAATATCACTAGATCATTTTATTTTAAATAATAAAGAATTAAAAAATATAAAAAAATTTATTAATAATCAATGTAGCTATTATTTAAAAAATATAATATGCCCTGCTAATAAAGATATTGAATTGTATGTTACCATCTCTTGGTTAAATTATACTTTGATAAATGGATATCATCATCCTCATACTCATCAAAATTCTGTTGTGTCTGGAGTTTTTTATTTTGATGTAGATGAAACAAAAGATAGTATTACTTTTGTTAAAAACCAATACAATCAAATAGAAGTTGCTCCTTTAAATTTTAATCCCTGGAATTCAAGAACGTGGTGGTTGCCTGTAAAAAACGGCAGATTATTAATGTTTCCATCAAATTTAAATCATATGGTTCCAATCAATAAAGAAAATAAAACAAGAATAAGTTTATCTTTTAATACATTTATTAAAGGAGAATTAGGTAGTATCAATTCTTCGACTCACTTGAATATTAATAAAAGTAATGTATACAAGTAAAATAAAGTTTATGAAAAAGAAAAAAAGATTAATTAAAAATTTTTGTAAGTTTGAAAACTGTGATTTTAATATGATTGGTCAATTGTTTAGAACCGGAAATTTTAAATCTATACACAGTAGTATGTGGAATAATGATTATGTTTTGAATTCTACATTTCAAATAAGGGATGTGCAAAATCATGTTATATTTCAAAAAATATATAATAAATTTAACGAGTTTTATAATTTACCAAATCACTATTACTCTAACTTAGATATATTTTTTTCTTTTGCTCCTGGCACATCTAGCAGCACACATAAAGATGGATATAGCGTAGGAATATTAGCGGCTTATAATGATGTTATAGTTAGAGTAGAAAATCAAAACTACATGGTTAATCAAGGTGATTTAATTAATATTAACACAAATGAAACTCATCAAGTTATTGGAGTAAATCCAAGAGTAGTGCTTTCATATGGTTACACAATTAAAGGAGAAAAACTATGAACCAAAATCAAATAGAAAAATTAAAAAATAAAATTGAATTTTTAGAAGAAGAAATAAAAATTTTAAAAGAATCAAAGCAACAAGAAATAGATGTTAAGAATTCTGAAGTCATGTTAAATAAAGATTTGAAGTCTCAAATTGAAAGTCAAAAAATATATATTGAAACATTATTAGAGATTAATGATAAATTTGTTAAAAGAATTACAGAGCTAAGGGTCAGGCTTAAAAATATTGTTTTAGATATTAATTATGAAACCACACGAGATAAATAAATTAAATAATTTTATCAGTGGTTTTTATATAGATAAAAATGCTTGTAAAAAGTTAATAAAAGTTTTTGAAGATAATAAAGACATTTCCGTTAAAGGAATGTCTCTTGGAAAAGACAATAAAAAGATTGTTAATAAAAACATGAAAGACTCAAAAGATCTTTGTTTAACACCAAGTCCAATCTATGATTATTATTTTAAAGAGTTACAAAAATGTTTGGAAGAATATATTAAACAATATTCTATGGTTAATTTCTTACCTCGTTTTAGATTAATAGAAAATTGTAACATACAAAAATATAAAAAAAATGAAGGGTTTTTTAAATGGCATTTTGAAAGGGGACACAAATATACTATTTCAAGAGTATTAGTTTGGATGACTTATTTAAACACAGTTAAAAGCGGTGGTGAGACTGAATTTAAATATCAAAATTTAAAAGTAAAACCTGAAGAAGGTCTTACTTTAATTTGGCCATCTGATTGGACACATACACACAGAGGAATTACTTCTAAGACACAAACTAAATATATTATAACTGGTTGGTATAATTTAGATTTTAATGATGATTAAAGAATGTAAAGATTTTTTAAGTAATAATAGTAAATCAAATATTGATAATATTATAACAAATCTTAATTTTCCTTATTACATGAGTTCTTCTCATAACAAAAATTTAGAGTACCCTTATTTATCTCATATAATATTAAAAAGACCTGAAGAAAGAGAAAATGAAAACTTTAATTCTCCTTATGCAAATTTATTTTTAAATATTTTAAACGAGTTCGAAAATAAAAATAAAATTAAAGTTAATCAACTTTTAAGAATTGCAATAAATTTAACTTTTAATTTTGGAAAAGAAAAATCTTTTACACATGAGGATCATGAATTTAAACACAGACAACTAATAGTCTATTTAAATGATTGTGATAAAGATTCAAAAACTGTAATTTTAAATAAAAATAAAATAATAAAAAAAATTACTCCAGAAAAATTTAAAGGTGTATTATTTGATAGTTATCCTCATTACATGATCTACCCTAAAAAAGGGTATAGAATAATAGCAGTATATACTTTTATATGATCATACAAAAACACATAGAAAAACAAGTTCCTCAAGATTATATGTTTATAGAAGGTACCATAGATATAGATGCTAATTATTTTATTAATAAAATTAAAGAAGGTTTTTTAAGAGAGGATAATAATAATTGTCATGCCAGCATAAAAGATAAAATGACCTCATGGATGTACTTTAATGAAAATGAAAAATTTTTACAGATATTAAGTAAATTTATTTTTTATGTTGATCAAAATATAACTCTACCACCTTACTGTTTACGTGAGTCATGGGGATATAATATATGCACAGAGAATCAAACATTAGAGCATGATCATAAACCACATATATGGTCTGGTGTTCTATACTTAAACAAGCATAATCAAACTTTAGATTTTAGAGAAATAAATAAAAAAGTAAAACCAGAAAAAGGAAAGTTTGCTTTATTTTCTAGTTTCTTAAAACATCAATCTTTAACTCATTATGAAAAAAATAATAAATGGGGAATAAGTTTTAATATGGGTACTTCTGTAAGATATGAAAATAATTGATAACTTTATAGATCAAGAATCTTTTAACAAACTAAAAGATACTATGTATGATAATGGTGGTTCATTTCCATGGTATCATTGTCATTATAAAAATTTTAAAGGGGATGGCATGTCTCAATTCGTACATATGTTTTTTACACCATATAATTATTGTTCTGACTTTCACCCTTTAATACACCCTATTCTTGATAGATTAAATGCTACAGCTTTAATAAGAATAAAAGCTAATTTAACTATGAAAACTCCAAAACCTCACATATGTGATTTTCACACAGATGTTGTGGATTATTACAAACATTCAAAAACTGCTGTTTTTTATATAAACAATAATAATGGTTATACATTATTTAAAAAAGGTAAAAAGAAAGTTGAAAGCGTAGAAAATAGAATAGTTATTTTTGATGCAAAACAAGAACACACTACAGTCACTCAGACTGATACCAATATCAGAATTGTAATTAATCTAAATTTTTACAATTGATCTCTGTTTTAGACTAAAATATAATACTACCAAAAAATTAAAAACCATATATAAGTAGAGATTATGCTACAAAAAATAGGATTTCAGCCAGGATTTAACAAACAAATTACAGAAACCACAGCAGAAGGACAATGGGTTGATGGTGACAATGTAAGATTTAGATATGGCACGCCTGAAAAAATAGGTGGTTGGAAGCAATTAGGTGATAACAAATTAACCGGCGCAGCTAGAGCTTTATTTCATTTAGTTAATAAAGAGGGTATTAAATACTCAATTATAGGAACAAACAGAATTTTGTATGCTTATACAGGTGGTGTATTTTATGACATACATCCCATAAGAGCAACTGTAACTTTAACTAACGCTTTTACAACCACTAATGGATCAGCTGAAGTTACGATTACCTATCCAACCCCTCACAATTTAAATGCAAATGACATTGTGCTTTTAGATAACTTTACTACGATAACTGGATCTAATTTTGGTGCATCTGATTTTGATGATAAAAAATTTATGGTTACTTCTGCTACGGCACTTACGATTACAATTACAATGCCATCAAATGAAACTGGATCAGGAGCCACAACTTCTGGAGGAATAAGATCACAAGCATATTATACTGTCGGACCTGCAGAACAATTACCAGGTTTTGGTTGGGGATTAGGTTCTTGGAGTGGTGAAGTATCAGGAGCAGTTACAACAACTTTAAACGGTGCTTTATTAGATGATACAGCAGGAACTGGTGGATCAGGAACATCTATTGCGTTAACAAGCACTGCTAACTTTCCAACTTCAGGCACAAACTTTATTCAGGTCGGTAACGAAGAAATTTCTTATACAGGTGTATCTGGAAATAATTTAACAGGAATTACAAGAGCAGTTAGAAACTCTACAAGGTCTGGACACTCTGATGGCGCAACAGTCACTAACTCATCAGATTATGTTGCTTGGGGGGAAGCTGCATCAGGAGATCTAGTTCTTGATCCAGGTCTTTGGAGTATTGATGCTTTTGGTAAAACTGTAATTGCTTTAATTCATAATGCAGAAGTTTTTTCATGGAATGCTGATGCATCAAACGCTACAGCAACACGAGCTACAATTATATCTGGTGCACCAACTGCATCAAGAGATATGATAGTATCTACACCAGATCGTCACTTAGTTTTTTTTGGAACTGAAACAACTATTGGTGACAAGACTACTCAAGATGAAATGTTTATAAGATTCTCAGATCAAGAAAATATAAATTCATATACACCTACTGCAACTAATACAGCTGGTACACAGAGGTTGGCTGATGGATCAAAAATTGTAGGAGCAGTTAGAGGTAGGGACGCTATCTATATATGGTCTGATACATCTTTATTTACTATGCGTTTTGTTGGATCACCTTTTACTTTTGGTTTTGCACAAGTTGGTACAAACTGTGGATTGATAGGGCAGAATGCTGCGATTGAAGTTGATGGTGCTGCATATTGGATGTCAGAAAATGGTTTCTTCAAATACGCAGGTAGTCTAGAATCGATGATTTGTTTAGTAGAAGATTTTGTTTACACTAATTTAAATACTACAGCCTCACAGTTAATTAATGCAGGTTTAAATAATTTGTTTGGTGAAATTACTTGGTTTTATTGTTCTTCAGGTTCAACAGTAGTAGATAGATGTGTTACTTATAATTACTTTGATTCACGTCCAGAAAGACCGGTATGGACCACAGGAACTTTAGCAAGAGGAACTTGGAAAGATTCAGCTATATTTGGTTTACCTCACGCTACAGAATACGATGCGGATAGCAACAATTCTTACGATGTGGTAGGTAATACAGATGGTTGCACAACATATTTTGAACATGAAACAGGAACTGATCAAATAAAGGGCGGAGCTACAACGGCCATTACTTCTAATATTAAATCTGGAGATTTTGATATTACACAACAAAGAAGCGCTTTAGGTCAATCATCAGGTATAGCAACGTTTAGAGGTGATGGTGAATTTATTATGAAAATAAGAAGATTTGTACCAGATTTTCTATCACAAACAGGCAATACACAAGTTACTTTAAACCTACGTAACTATTCCAATGATTCACAATCTAGCTCATCATTAGGACCCTTTACAATTAACTCATCTACTAGTAAAGTAGATACAAGAGCAAGAGCAAGAGCAGTATCACTTAAAATAGAAAACACAGCTGTATCTCAAAGTTGGAAATTAGGAACTTTTAGATTAGATACACAACCGGATGGAAGAAGATAATGGCAAAGATAGTTCAAGTATTAACAAGACCTAGTAAAGAATATTCTCAACAGGTTGCTGATTCACAAGTCAGAGACTTAGATGCTGTGATAGAAAAATTAAATACTACATTTCAACAAGATTTAAAGGATGAGGTAGAAGCAGAAAACTTCTTTTTAAATTAATGGCAAATACTTTTTTAAATGCAAAGTCAGATTTGACTACCACAGACTTAACCACTGTATATACAGTGCCCTCAGCAACAACTGCAATCATAAAATCTATATTGGTATCTGAAGATGCAGGATCAGGAACTACAATTGATGTAACTTTGGTCGATGCATCAAGCAACATATTCAGTTTGTTTAAAGCTAAAGCTGTTGCATCAAATACAACAGTAGAATTATTAACCCAACCTTTAATATTAGAAGAGAGTGAGGCTTTGAAAGTACAAGCTGCTCAGGCTAATGAATTACATGTAGTAGCTTCAATATTAGAGGTAAAACCAAGACAGGTAGTAACATAATGGAAGTTATAAAACCCGAGAAAATAATAGAAAAAATAACAAATAAAAAGACTGGCGAAGAATATAAAGACGATTCTGAGTGGAAAGCTAAGAATATCTCAAAAGAGGACATCAGAAGAGATGTAACAGTAGTTATGCCAAGTCTTGATTTATTAGGAAAAACAAAATAAGATAGGAGATTATGCCAATTTCTAGAGGACAAATGCCCAGACAATTATACGGATTAGGAAGCTTTGTTAAGTCTATCGGTAAAGGAATTAAAAAAGCTGTAAAAGGGGTTACAAAAGTTGCTAAATCACCTTTAGGACTAGCTGCTCTTACATATGGTTTAGGAGGTGGTACATTTTTTGGAAAAGGTTTACCTGGTTTAGCTAGAAATGTAGGAGGATTTAAATTTGGTAATATTGGTCCTAATATTATGAATTATTTGGTAGGACAACCAGCAATAGATCAAATAGGAGTTGGAGCAACTAAAGGTTTGTTAGGTTCAGGTGGAAAATTTTCTACATTAGGTAAAACAGCTGCTATAGTGGCACCATCAGTCATAGGTGGTATGCTTACAAAAGAAGCACAAGAAGATGTTGAAGCATTAAGAGAATCTGGAGACAGAGGTTTACTACAAGGTTATTTAAGAAGAT